ATGGCTGCTTCTCTGTGCGGCAAGCCCCACCCTTCGGATCGTGATGGCAACACCACACAATCCACTTGCTCGTACAGATCTGCCATCCTATCATAGTTGCTGATGTTCCAGTCAATTCTAGGATCTAGATCACCAGCGTGCTTCACGATCATACGGGAAAGTGAGTTCCAACCAGGAAGACTCTTGATGATCAAACGTACATCTCGTGTTCCTGTTGTCCTGCCGCCGAAAGCCCGATAGAAGGCATCGAATACTTCTATGAAACCCTTACGATGACCTCTATCTGCAATTGTTAAGAAGGTAAAAGGTCTATCTGGTTTCTGCTCTATGAGTGGGAAGTCTTCTGGACTTACCCCTAGCGGAACAATAGAGATAGGGATTCTAAGACCGCTATTTTCAAATACATTCTTGCAGAACTGACACGGCACGACCAGTCTAGTCCTACCAGATTTGTGAATCCTATCTATTGTATATCTGGAAAGTGTTTCACCTTCACACATGGAGAAGAGCCAAGATTCACCCTTCACAGGTGTAATCCTACGAGGTTCATTGCAGACGATAGATAGATCATCCCAACTAACCCGCATCTGATCTAACATCCATTGGGGCTTGTAGATGTCCTCTTCCGTAAGATGCAAGGTATCTACACCCCACGTCTGAAGAGCCTTCACCATGTTGCTGGAGAAGATTCCGTAACTATTATACTGAACATAATAAGCAATCCAATTTAGCTTCATACAGGAACGACCACCGCTCTAGTCATATAATCTTTCATGATTACGGATGCACCATTCAGAGCACCATTATCTTGCTGCGGGCCAGTAGAGTAGTTCCAAGCAAAAGGTGTGAAGCCAGGGAATCTATGAAATTGTAGAAGTCTATAGACATTACGATCTATGATCTCTATCTTATCATAGCCTACCCACTGATACATCCAAACTTCGACGAACTGAAGTTGTGCCGTTCTTTTCTCAAGCTCATCACTCATTCCATTCGTAGGAACAGGAGCTCTGGCTTTGACGACAAGCAACGGCATGACATAACCATCCGTATCATAGGCTTCTGGCATCTCTTCCCTTGTGATACCGATTCTTCCTAGTGCAGTATACTCATAAATCCCACCAGGAGTAGCGGCAAGCAAAGAAGGATCACTCTTCAGATACGTCGTTATAGTCATCTCCATCGTCATCGGAGTAAGAACTGTCGGCATCTTCCTCTTCCCCCGTATCCCCGTTCAGCACATCGTTAACGAATTGGATGAGATCAACAACATACGAATCTGGAGGTGTGAAGCCATACTTTGCTCTTATCTTAGCCTTCACAGTTTCTACATCACCACTTGCTACCAGATCAGCCATGTCTTCGTTTTCCATTATCCACTAGCCTCCCATACACCTTGAATCTCGCCCATCGTAATAATAGTATCTATACAAATATACTCATCTTTATTATATACGAAGGTGTAGCCTTCCTTCATATCTGTATCTGGAAGACTAATATGATTAACGATACCATAGATAATCAACTGCATGATTGGAGCTGCTCCTGCCGCACTTACAATCTTTGAAGATCTATTATCACTTTCTAATCTTACAATCTGTGGAGGTAGCTTCACACCTCCCGTTGTGCGGAATACGGCAGACACAGGCTTCTCAGAAATCCTACGCCATGCTTCTGAGGACTTAACTTCCTCTTCCAGCACTAGGCTCTGAGCTGTCTTTGTGATCCCCGAAATCCAATTAGAAAGTGGTATCATTACCATCTCCATCCGTACGGATACTCACGGACTCTGGGTGGATTGGAGCTTGGTTTTCCGCTACGAGCCGCCCCGCTCTCTTCAGCTACAGCATCATTCAGGAAGCTAATCCACCTAGACAGTTCGCGATTAAGATGATCATAGCGTTGTGATGCCTTCTCAGATGTATTGTTCTGAGTGTAATCTACCTCATTCGCAGCTTGGATCAGCAAGCGACGTAAGGAAATTACCCTCGTAGCTACAGTTGCAGAAGCAGGATCTTCGTAGCGTTCACCTGCTTCTGCGAAGACATCATCAATAGTTACATCTGGAAGGCTAAGTATATCATCTTTAGCAAAGCCAAGATCTAGTCTTAGCCTCTCACGTTCTGTCTGAGTAGGCATGATACCCTAACCCTCTTACGGCCAAGTGATTTCTTCGACAGCTCGGATGACGTTGGCGTAGATACCCAACCACACGTCCCATACAATCTGATCCATGATGAAGCGTGAGACATCAGCATTGCCTTGCGCTGATTCCAGTGGTTGCTTCACCAAGCTAAGGAAATCTTCAGATTTATAAGCTGTATTGATGAGATAGCCTTTTCCAAGCGTGACGCCAGGATAGGTCACTGTCTTCTTGCCTCGAACGCCTGTCCAACCCGTATATCCAATCACAGCAGAAATAGATTGGAGAGCTGAAGAATCCAACGCAAATCCTTCTTGCGGAACACGTGAGAGCGCACGTTGAACCATGAACATCTGAGCAGGATGGCACAATAAGACGTAAGGGCCATTGCGAGGATTGGCTGTATCTGTCATTGCAGATACAATAGCAGACTCTAAAGTCAAGAACCAATCTTCTGTGGTGGTGACACCCGACGTGACGGCTGGAGTCTGATTGGCTGCCGTGTAGGTGAAGTTCAAGATTGGTGAAAGATGCAGGTGATTAAGAAGTGCATTATGACCTTCACCAACTGCACGCTCAATACGGGCAATCTGCCAGAGCTGATTGAACATCATCAGCTTCTTGGTGTATTCAAGACCCACACCAAACTGACGCTGTGATACAGATGCCTGTGCCGAAACAACATGCCCGAACTTGACTTCACCACCTTCGAAGATTTCCTCGAAGACAAAGCCTCCTGGCCCCCAATTCTTAATAACTTGGGTTTCCGGCAGGGAAGCATCTGTGATGATATCATAGATAGGTTCATAAAGAGTGGGAACACGGATACGGCCAGCATCAACCTCATAGCGAATCCGCTGATACCAATCAGAAGTGAAATCATCAGATCCAATAAACTCCAGAACTGTTTGATTTCCCATATGAACTTCCTTCAGATGCTCAGACATATTGAATCCTGGAGCAAACTGCATATAGGGAAGTTCTGGCTTAGTGCTAGCTCCCAAATACTTTACTGTCATCTTCTTATCTCCTCTTATTCTTATTCTTGAATTATAGCTCTGAGTTAGGAAGCCAAAGCATTGGAAGCTAACATCTTCCCGACTACCACGTTATTCGCATCTTTCGCTTCCATTGCCTTGAAGAGTGCAATGATCCCAGCTCCAGGAGCCAGAACATATGCAGCATCATCAGGGTAATGTCCTGTGACCGTAGCTGTCGTCAGATACACGATAGCACCCTTCGCTACGGCAAGCCCCGCAGGAACAGTGAACTGATAGGCACGATCATCGCAGACCAGCGCAATCGTTTCACCGATTGCCCCATCAGATGACGCAATTCCCACCCATCCTTGCACGACGCAGAGCTTATCTTTCGCAACGGCAGCGGTGAGCGTGACGTTTACTGATTTAGCATCATTGTCGAAATATGTCTTATCTCCAGAAGCCATTATGGTTCTCCTCTTATTTTCTAGTGAACTAGACTACAGATTAAACTTTATTCCTTAACTTCTGTTACAACAAACCAATTTCCCTTCATGCTGGGAACTGCTCCTGGTTTAGTTGTAGTTTGCTTCTGGATTGGGGAAGTTTGATTTGGCCCCATCGTTTCTTGCACAGTCATCTGCAAGGCTTTCTTCACGGAATCTTTCTCAACTACTTCCCCGTAGATGGTATCTACTTCTGCCAAAGTTTTGGGATTGCGTGCCGTGACCAGTTCCACAACCATCTCACGCACAGCTTCTAGCTTCACAGCCTTGTCGCCAGTGGAAGCCAGTTCTGTAATGCGTGCTGTGATTGCAGCCTTCTCACGAGCCTCATCGCGATCTCGGATCTTACGCACAGCTTCTACGATGTCGCCATCCAAACCAAGAACAGTCTTCATCTCAGTAGCATATTCTAGGATGATGGCGTCACGTACATCCTTCGGCAAAGCAGCAGCATCAGAGCTTCGCAATTCACGGATTGCTTGAGCCTTCTCTTCTTCAGTCATTTTCTTCTTCTCCCCTACAACTGTATACACATTTGACGTGACCAGTAATGGATTTCCATCCATCTCAGCCGTGAGCAACGGCACAGCAGATAGATCAGGAATCCCAGCACGATCTGCCGGAGCTATATCTATCTGATTGAGCTTCAAAGTTTCAGCGATCATGCGATGAGCTTTACGGCTCTCATCCCATATACCTTCCCCAGATGCGTCGATGCTCGTAGCTATTTTCTTGTTGGTAGCCTTATAGCGTTGCATCCGAGTGCGAGCTTCACCTTCGGGTAGATACCCTTTCCCAAAGAGATACTCATTCACACGCATAGTACCGATCCAGTGGACAGCTTCAGTCGGGAAAGCAAATCCACGCTGATCAGTGGGAAGATGCCCCATCAATCCAATCGGCTTATTGGCTGTGACTTGCCGTTCCAGCTCCCGAACGAACTCTTCATCATAATATCGCCTGTTCCCAGAGATAGCTCCGACCCGACCAATAGGCAATGTTATGAACACTGGGTTCTGCTCGCCGTTTGTCAGTTCCTTAATATCTATATCTTCATAGATAGGAACCTCCGGCAAAGCACCAGTAAGTTCTGCGAAGAGCATTACGTCTATGAACGCACCTCTAAAATCAGCCATGAGCTGCCTACTTTCCAGCAGGTGATGGTGATGTGTTGGTCTGGGAAGTAACCTGTCCCAACTCACGCTGACGCTGTGCTTCCTTCTGCGCTTGCGCTCTTGCGCTTTCCTCGCTTTGCGTAGAAGCGGGAGTCAGAGGATTAGGAAGTGTAGCCTGATCTACCTTCTCCTGCACTTCTGCAACTGCTTGTGCCGTAGTTTGACCTTCCGGCAGGACAACAGGCGGAGTGATGGTACTCTCAGGATTTGGCTGCGGCTTAATCGCATAGGGAGTGGAAGATGGTGTATTGAGCTTCCCCTCACGAGGCGGTAGCTTAATGTTCTTCACATCTTCTGGCTTCATGTTGTTCTTAACCAAAGCATCTAACTTTGCCTTGATCTCGGCAACATCATTTTGGATTTCCACTAATCTGCTTTCTAACTTGTAATTCTCTTTAGAAATCGTCATGTTCATCTCCTAGTATTACTATATCAGAGTCTCTAATTCTTCTTGTAGAGCTGGATCCATTTCATTCTGCCCTGCTCCGATCCCAGCACCTACCTTCGTAGTAGCTTTTCCGCCAGCGTTATTATTAACGGGAGCAGGAGCGTTTTCATTTTGCGTCTTCAGCGTATTCGCCATGTTATCCAGTTGTTGTTGCTGCTTGATCTCAGCCTCTTTCTTGGCTTGCTTCAAAACGCCAACTGGATCTGCAATATCTAGCGGGATCATTGTCAGAGCTGTCTTCTCGTCTAGCAGGGATTCTGAATACGCCCACTTCACGGTATCCAAGACCATTCTGCCGTTCTGCGTTAGCTTCTTCCATTGCAGCAATGGCACATCAGTGACGCCACTTCCAGCTCCAGGATTTAGCACATTCTGATAGGCTTGAACAACGGCACACACCTGCAAGATCCAGGGTGTGCAAGCCTTCTGACGTGCGGTGATGAACACCTCAAAGACTGGCATCTGCGTTTCTGCGCTGGCTTTACTTCCCTCGATTGCGTTACCGAACACGAACTCTGGAACTTCCAGATGCTCAATGATCAGATAGAACAGCAATCCTAGGATCTTCTCAGCGTCATCAGCGAAGCTACCTGGACTCTGATACGAGAAGGAAGCACCAGATAGCGTCAGCACATCTGACATATCTATCGAAATGCTTTCACTTTCCCGCACGGAGCCATCTGGCAACGTAGATGCGTTCTTGTTGCCGTACCGACGCCAGAAGGCATTAAGATCTTGAACAGTTTGAAAAGATAGAACGGGTGTTGGACGGCCCTGTAAGATGTTCCCTTCCACTGAGGCTTCCAAGATCTGTCCATATCTGTGCAACAAATCTATGAGAGCCTCAGCTTCAGGGTGTCCAAACTGTTCGCCTTCCCCTGGATGATTAGCTACATGAATGATGGGGATGATACCGATAAGATTAGGGTACACACGCCGAACGACACGGCCTTCAGAAAACTCTTCTGTGTGAACTCTACGATCTTCATAGTATTCATCTGTGACAGTCATCTTGCGTGACCCATCATCTGGGTGCGGAAAGACTTGTCTCACCCGCCACCCAATCCGCAAGCCATAATTCTTCTCATCAACAATAGGATCTACCGTATCAGGAGGAAGCAGAGACACTGATAGATCACTATTGATGACGATGAAGGAATCCCCGCACTTCAGACTCCCCTCAAAAGTGCGGAGAAGATCCTCATGATGCTCAGCAAACCAATCTTCTAACCTTGCTTGCCGTATCTTGCTCTTCATAATAAACTCCGGCAAAGAACCCAACACCCAAGCTGGGATCTTGTGTACGATGGGCCGGATGAAGAGACCAGATACTTCAAGTCCTACTACCTTGCAGTAGTAAGCTCTTGTCCAGAAGTTATAGTCTGAACGTCCCCAACTATAGGTTGGAGATTTCCAGACTGTCTTACTTCTTCTGGTAATTATAGAAAAGCTTCTACCAAGATCCCTAGATACATCATCAAAGATCTCAGTGAATCTATGCCAAAGATCCTGAACTCTCATTGACCGCTCTCGTAGATGTTCTCATGACCTTCACGGTTTTAACGTAGGAAGTTCTACCCAACCTCTTGACGGTGATGCCTCCGGCAGAAGGTTCCAGTTGTCGTATTGAATTTGCTTCTGCCTCTCCGCGTCCTTGCACAGCGGCAGAGAACATCGCAACTTCACCACCCATCAGTATCAGACGAGCGCATTGTGCGAGTGCGAAGCTCGTAGCTCTATCATCATGTTCGTTTTCCGGAGCCTTGAGTGTGCTACCAACGATGGAAGCAAGTTGCTGATACGTGAGGAAGGAATGAATTGTGACGTCACCTTCCTCGATACACTTAGTACAGTGCGTGTACAAAAGAGCTTTACCCTTCGTCGTATTGTGCCAACCAGGACGGCCATCAAAACCGTTCAGCGTACCTTCAAAGCCATCTTCCGACAACTTCAAAAGCACAGCATGTCCATGATTGTTACGTTCCACCAGCACCGACGCAGAGTTGTAGAAACCAGCGAGCTTCTGTAGGTAATCACCGAATGTACTAGGTTGTATCTTTCCGGCAAGCACAGCCACTTCTTCACCCGAATGAAGATCTAAGACAGTGGCAGAGCTTTCATCGGAATTGGGATTGCCTTCTGCCGGATCACCACCTATCACGTACAGATGCCCATCTTCGGGCCTCGTAAATACCACAAGTCCTGGAAGGCCAACAGCATCATCGCCTTCCTCTTCCCTATAGACAGCTTCCAGCCACTCGTATGGGATGCGCTTATCCAGCGAGCGTGGCTTCAGAGCTTCCGAATCTGTAGCTGGATATTGCTCATAAAGATCATCCAACGAACCAGTTCTGCTCTCAATATCTACCTTCTCCCGCTCATACCATTCTGCTGTACGTCGAGGATGAACGTACCAGGGTAGGAAGATGTGCGCCCAAGAAGTCTTTCCAGCTTTAGCATCTATGTAGATTTTCTTGAAGTCGGAGACAGGTTTATCTTTATCTGCACGACTCAGCAAGATCATCTTCCCACCATTTGCGATGGTAGGTTTGACGGCACGAAGCAAGGAGTTGAGGTCGGGTGAAAGATCTGCTTCATCCACAATAGCAAGAGTAGCAGTATAACTGTCTCCAGCAGACGTAGGGAAAGATCTAGCGGTACTTTCGTTTTCCATGCTCCACTCATGAGCATTGTCCGTAAAAACAGAATGTCCTCCCCGCAACCACTCCGGCAACCTATCATACATACCACGAAGTCGATCTTCAGACAACAAATAGATAGCATCTATATCTCTCTTACTAAAGATCAATATAGATGCTATAGGTCTGAAGATCATACACCATAAAGCGTATGCTAGGACTAGCCAAGTCAAACCGATTTGTCTAGCCTTGAGAACTATAGATAGTTGGTTGTTGTGAATGATGTCGAGGGCCGCACCCTGAGCGGGCCACAGTTGGAAGGGAACCCAACCACCCTCAACCGTATCGTAGATGAAGCAATAGTTCTGGATAAAGTATCTAGGACTGTTGAAGCATTTTCCCAGCTCTTCAGCTTCCAGTTCCGTCAGCGTGAAGTTCTGAGATGGGGAAAAAGTCCCCTTCTTCAGAGATACTCTCTTCATCTTCTTTGGCCTCTATAGCCTTGATTCCGGTTCGCATAGCAGCGATGAGAGAACGTGCATCTACGTTTACATTCACATTGTTGTTCAGGACGTTGCTGTGACTTGTATCATAGCCACGATCCTTTGCTTGCGTGCGGAGATAGAAGATCAGAAGGGAGTTATCAGTCTTCATCTTTTCAAATAGAAGGTCTTCTGCCGTATCCTTTATGGCTTCCCGAATCTGCTTACGGGTTTCCATGACAGCTGGATGGCGCACCAGATACTCCATCAGCTCGCCACGTGACAGCCCCAACTCAGCGGCAGACAAGCCAATGTTTCCTAGCTGGTTCTGCAAAGATAAGATTACCAATCCCTCTTCGAGATATTCAGATTGAGGAACCATTAATCTCCAGCCCTTCTAAATTCTAAAAAGATTTGCTGTAAATAGCGTACCACAAAATATGGGTATTGTAAAGCAGCAATACACCGTATATAGCATTTTAGCGCACCTTATATATGCGTGTATGGCGGTTTGCGCTATTGCGTGGGCTATGGTACACTACACAATACACCTTACAGCAAAGTAAGGCTATACAGCAGCCCAGAAAGGCTCCGAACAAATGCTAGAAAAGCAGTCATCACCAGCTCCTGCCATATCGCAAGATATTGGCCGCATCATCTTCCTGCCTGAAACAGCGCAGGATTTTCTGTTTTTTATTCCTCGTATCAAAAATCCTACCCTAAAGCTCCTTGAGGGTAGCATGTGGTTCAAGATCATAAATGCAAAATACGGTGAGTGCTATCGTGCGGCAACCAGCCTAGAAGCTCTGTACTGGCTTCGAGAGAACTTAGGTCAGCTATCCTTGGCTGGCGATGTGGCAAGATGGCGCAAGCAAGTTAGTGAAGTAGTTCCCATCAACAAGATAGATGTACTACCCCTCTTCGATTTCCAGCTTGATGCCGTAGGCTTCCTTCTCGCAAGAAAGCGTTCTATGCTCTCGCTGAGTCCAGGACTCGGCAAGACCCTGTGTAGCATCACAGCTTCCAGTCTAAGATATACAGAAATCAAACGTGTCTTGGTCGTAGCCCCGCTATCCTTGCTTTATATGTGGAAGTCAGAGCTGGAGAAGTGGGGATTTAGCTTCATAGACTACAACATAATTATCTATCACGGCAAGAAAGCTAGTCTGGATGAAGTGAAAGACAAGCCACGTCAAATGACTTGGGTAATCACCAATCCTGAGACAGCTACCAGAGCAATCCCAACGTTGATAGCTAAGAAGTTTGATCTGCTTATACTAGATGAGAGCATCCTGTACAAGAGCCGCAATTCACAGCGCACAAAGGGAATCAAGCGTCTTTCTAAAGATATCCCTAGAGTGTGGGAATTGACCGGAGCTCCGGCCAACAGAATGATAGATGATATTTGGAGCCAGTTCAACATCCTGAATCCAAAAGCCTATTCATCCTACTGGCGTTTTGCTCTTGAGTATTGCATGGTGAATCCTACCACTTGGGGCAATCAGGTTATCGCCAACAAGCTAGGCTCTGAGGAGAAGATCAAGCAACGCTTCCAAGATATATACTTTGCTCGTTCCCAAAGCGAAGTGCTTGATATCCCAGAGTGGCTCTTTACTGAAATCGATATCCCCATGACAGCACGGCAAGAAAAAGCCTATCACGATATGGCTATGTTCCTACGCACTACGCTAGATCATGAGGATAGCGATGACAAGCAAATCATCACCGTCACCAATCATCTATCGAAGGTTGTGCGCCTAATCCAACTTGCCAGCAACCCAGTCTTACTAGATGGGGATCATGAAAGCGGTAAGTGGGATGCGCTCCCAGAGCTTATGGAAATCTATCCTGGCCCCTGGCTCGTATGGACTAGCTTTACCAGAACAGCCTACTATCTTGCCGAGATGCTTGGTAGGAAAGTAGATCAACGTGTAGGGATGATCATCGGGGATACGCCAGCGGAAGATCGCAATACACACATCCAACGATTCCAGGCGGGGCAAGAGAAGATTCTCATCCTTAACATGCAGACTGGTAGCTTCGGTCACACTCTTACGGCAGCAAGGACAGCATTCTACCCAGAACGGAATTACGATTCCAACTACTCCCAATCCTTATATAGGTTTCGCCGTATCGGGACTACAGAAAGCCCGAACGTCGTACATATGCGCTCCGTCTACCGTGACGGCAGCCCAACGATAGATCATCTCGTTCACAGCCTGTTGGACTACAGATTAGGTATGATCAACAATCTCACAACAGGGATGCTCAGGAGCATACTTAAATGAAGATAGACCATCGCGAAGTAGCTAGCTCATCGCAGCTTAAATTTCCTAAATTCAGCAAAGCCTTCTGCGTGAAGCCTGGATTTAGATACTCTGCTCTGCAGAACTACTGCGATACAATTGAATACATCACAGATGGCTTCAGCACCAACGTGGAAGACTTGGCTTACCAGATCAGCGAATCCCTTAAAGATTACGATCCAGATAGGGATTGCATCGTACCTACGGGAACGGGCATAGTCAATATGCTGATTGGCTATTATCTTGCCAGCAAGCATCCTGATAGCTCTGTTGCCGTAGCTTTCTTCCAGCGTGAGGCTATGAAGCACAATCACACAGTTGTACCAGAAGACTATACCTTCTATCGTTTTTATCCCAACATTATATTAAATCAATGGAGCTAATCATGTTAACTGTGAGATCGCCGCCTACAATCTGGCTGTCGTAATCCAGTCCCGCAATCGTGTAATACCAAAGAGAGATAACAAATGGCAAACGCAGATCCCACAGTGAGGATCGCTAATCCAACTTCAACACCAAAGGAACCCACATCACCTTTCGGTACGTGGGACGATTCAACGGCACAAGACAAAGGCTGGAAGATTCTAGTCTATGGGGATAGCGGTAGCGGCAAGACATACTTTGCTGGCACTTTCCCAGATCCTCTGTTCCTTGATCTTGAAGATGGTATGCGATCATTGCTACAGTTGAAACGCAACATCAAGCGATACCCAAAGAATCCGGCACAGAACATCACATCATTGGATGAGGTGAAAGCCTTCTACCAACTTGTGCGGAACATAAAGCCGGACGCAGCTCCCTTCAAAACTATCGTCATAGATAGCTTGAACGAACTACAGATTCTAGTCTTGGAGAACTCTATCAAGACTACGAATACCCAACGCATCTACGATGACCAACCCACGCAAGGGGATTACGGCAAGCTCGCAAGAGATATGCAAACTCTGGTGCGGTTGTTCATCAAGCTCCCCTACAATATTGTATTCATAGCGGGTGCGAAGGAGCGGGAATTCGCTGAGGACAAAATCTTGCCGATGTTCTTAGGCAAGAAGACTGGTCCCGATGTGCGTCGTATCATAGAGCAAGTTGGCTATTGCTATACACGTCAGGCTAATAAAGAAAAGCCAGCAGAACACGTGATAGCATTTGGTGATAATCCTGGCTTCATAGCTAAAGACAGGACTGGGAAGTTAGCACGTCCAATCAGTAACACCTACGAAGCAATGATGAACGCTCTCTCACAAGTAAAGGAATAGGAATCTACTATGCAAATCTCATTAGATCGTGTTGGCCTTTTAGAGGATGGTATCTACAAAGTTCGTGTCACAGAAACCGAAGATCGCACAAGTGCGGCGGGTAATCCTTACGTCAATCTCACCTGCGATGTGTTGAATGATATGGACAAGTCTACTGGCACGACTGTCTGGCACACTTTGACCATGACGCCCAAGAGTAAGTTCATGGTTAGCAAGTTCATGGACGCCATTGGCGCACCTCCTACGGGTTCCATCAATTCACGCAGCTTGAAGGGCAAAACCTTCTGGGCGCAGATTGGTAAGGATACCTATCAGGGGAAGACCAAAAACGTCATCACCGAGTGCCTCACGCCAGAGCAGGCAAAACGGGATGAGGACACCATCAATAATGTCTTCAATACCGCCAGCTTTGAGGATGACGGCCCCGCTGGTAGTCAAGAAGATGACATCTCCGCCTGGGAAACCGAGGAAGATGATTCCCTAGCCAGCCTCCCCGACGAGATGCAAGAAGAGAAGTTCTAACCTAATACGGCACACCGAGGAGGGGGTAGAAAATACCCCCTCCTATCATATAGGAGATATCATGGAGACCTTACAACCACTGGAATCCCGTATTTTATCATTTGATCCAGGTGAAACTACGGGAATTAGCTTCATACTTAACGGTGACTTTGTATGGGGGATGGTCAGCAAGCCTATGTTCTTCGGACGTAATTCCTTCTTGCAAGGCTTGATCGTCATGTCACAACCCAACTTGGTGATAGTAGAGAAGCCACCTCTAGTACCTAAGTTCCCCAACAAGGATCAGATGGCGGTCTACAATCGTCTTGAGAAATTCTTCAGCGTAGCTGGCTTCAAAGTTCTCACGCCCAACCCTGGTCAGTGGAAGGGATTGGTAGAGCGCACAGATATAAGCTGCACGCATATCAAAGATGCCGCAGATATGGCAAAAGCAATCTACGCACAGAAGGCGGCAACCGCATGAGCGAGCCAGTCATCACTATCATAGGTGGTGGTCTTAGTGCAATCTACTCCTATTTTGGTTGCATAGATGCAGGATATAAGCCACATGAGATAGAAGTTCTCTTCCCACAGATAGAATCTGTGGTAGGTGCTATCTTCATGTATGAATCTGCTATCCCCTGGCCTCCAACCACCGTTGTGAGCATTCTCTTCGGGACGTGCGATGGCTACTCTATCAATCAGTGGGGCTATTCACGGGAAACCAGCGTCAATAAACGTTTCGCTGAAGGTGGGTTCCCAGTAATAGCCGAGAAGCTCTATATGTACGAGGAGATGAAGACTACACTATGGGGGATGATTCCCAACAAGAAACAAGTTCCAGCTCTTCCCCCAGAAACAATAGACAGCATCAAGAAGACCCGCAAAGCTGTCATCTGTACCTTCTCCAGCAAGAAAACTAAGATTGACTACGAAGATAGCGGGTATCTTACTCGCATACCTATCCACATCAATAGACAAACTACAGATAAGCATGTAGTGATCTATAATGGTTTGCCGGAAATCCCCTGGGTGCGGCAAACCACAATTCCAGGAAAGATCTTCACTGAGTATTCCCTAGACTCGTCACCCAATGCGATATTAGCTGCGGAGGAAGTAAGAGGTAATTTCGGGGGAGAGCTAAAGTGGTCACCAGATCTTGATCCAGAGTGTCCACCCTTAACTTGGGACGAGCGCATCGAAGGCAATCTTATACGTGTTGGTAGATTTGCCAGCTTCACACCTGGATACCTCTCCCACATGGCACAACAAGACACCAGAAAGTTTCTGAGCCAGCTATGACAGAACCCAAACCAACGCTAGAAAGTGTATGGCGAAAACAAGGTGAGTATAACGGCGACATGATGGATCAGCGTCCAATGGATAGCGCATCATGGATGACCAACTACATCTTAGGTGCAATCAGCGAGCTAGGCGAGCTACTAGAGCAAACTCGCTGGAAGAAGCACCGTATACAATCTGTACAACAATACGGCCCCAACGTAGAAGAAGAACTTGCTGATATCACCAAGTACATCTTCAGCATGTGGCAGATAATGAACTTATCACCGCAAGATATGTTAAATGCTGTAGATCAAAAAAGCGATATCCTACAGCAGCTTATGTTCCAGGAGACACGCTCACCTCTCATACATAAGCGCATTATCATGCTTGATCTAGATGGTGTAGTTGCTGACTTCCGCTTCGGTTTTATGGAGTGGGTTGCCGGAACCAAGTGGAAAGATCTCCTTCATATCAAAGAGGAACAGATTGGCTTGCATCTAGACATCAACAACGGTTGGGATTACACAGATTACAATCAAGCCAAGCTAGAATTTGAACGGGATGGTGGATACGGCAAGCTCCCCGTAATCAATCTCATAAAAGATACCGTCAACACATTGCATGACGTGGGTTGGTACGTGATCGTACATACGGCCCGACCACAAGCAATGTTCAAGCGCATCTGGGGAGATACGTGGAACTGGCTACAATTCTACAATGTAAAGGCAGATGAGCTATACTTTGGCTACGATGATCGCATCACAATGGCACAGCTCCTATCCCAGAACAATAGGGTCATAGCCCTTGAAGATGATCCTACGCTCATCAAGCGTTATCTTGGTTGCAATATCCCTGTTTACATATATCCGCAACCATACAACATCACTACCTTCAACGATTACACCCTAGCTCGTAAGATTGATATAGGGAGTGATCACTGGGAAGTATCTGAGAGCATCTACAGCACACTAGAGAGGCATCATGTCAAGCAGGGACAAAGAACTTAAAGAAGAATATCAAGAGCTGGCGTCTATGGTAGCGGCTATCCCCGCTACCTACCGTCATCAGCAATATATCACCATAGTAGAAGAAGCTAAGATCATCTTTGAAGATCGTAACAAGATGTACAAAGATGCGTTTGTAGCTCTAGGACTTATCGGTACAATATCTACACTTATCGGGGATTGCTTCCGCTTGAAGTTCATGGTGTATGATAGCCCTGATCACGGCAGACAATATAAAGCCCAGATACGAGATAAGCTCCTAGACATCATCAACCAAGCAATCATATCGATCTTCGTTCTCGATGACGACAACTACACAGGAAGGTAGTATAATGTCCAGCTCCAATATGTCCAAACGTGGTAGTAATGACTTCAACGTAGCTCCTGGTCAAGAGGGGCGTACTGATATCGGGTACGAGAATCTAGAAGTAAATGTCATTCTATGGCCTGATGAAGATATCGTAACCAAAGTTCTCAGTAAAGCCAGCGTCGCTGTGCGAGGCAACATTGTAGGTGATGAGCAAATAGATGAGGCTATGGTTGCCGATATGTTCAAGGGCGGTCTTAATCAAGCTCTCGAATGGTTCACAGTTGCCTTCGAGGTTTCTGGCGTAAGTCGTGGCGTAACCCACCAACTCGTAAGAACTCGCAAGGCCAGCTTCGCACAGCAATCCCAGAGATACGCAGACATGGGAACGTTCAATGTTAGAATGCCTATTACGATGCACTCTAATCATCCCTTCTACAGTCTAGATCCAGATAAGTACCCTGGTCTCTATTCCATGTTTTTCGATCAGGGGAATATAGAAGCCTCGATAGAGGAAGTGTGGAGAGCTTCTATGCAGATAGCTAGAGAAGCCTATAACTTCCTTGCCGATAGGGGGCTTCCCATGCAGGATGTTCGCACGGTCACGCCTACGGCGGTAGAAACCTATATCATCTGCGAATACCCTCTTAGCGAGTTCATCAATACATACGCTTATCGTGCGTGCAGCATGTTCTATCCCGAGACCGTAGCCCTCTTCCGACTTATGCGTGAAAAGCTACTTGTGAAATGCCCCTGGCTAGAGCCTATCTTAAAGATCAGTTGTGAGAAGACTAGAGGCGGAATCAATGGCTTGCCGCATCGTTGCACTTATCAGGGATGGGAGAATGTGGAAGGTCAATGTGATTTCCCCTGGGCATTGGAGGAGAACCGCACTTTCAAAAGCAAGAAAGTAGAGGGCTAAATGGAATATCTAACAATAGACCAGATTAGATCCTGCAAAGGACATACGCTGGTCATAGATACAGAAACCACTGGCCTCCAGTGGTGGAGCGATAGCATCATAGGGGTGGGCATCTATTGCCCATCCCTAGATATCGCAGGTTATCTTCCTACTTGTACCTACGAAAATGTAGCCTACGGCAACCCAGTCAAAAGGAAGATGTGGTTGGGTAAGCGTGACTACAGTCGTAGTAGCGTAGGAAGTAAGGTCTTTGAGTACGTAATCACCGAGAAAAAGAGGCTCACAGCCATCCCAGATGAAGATTTAGTTGCAGAAGCAAAAGCCGCTGTCCTCTACATGGCAGATGATCCTGACACTACCCTCATAGGTCATAACCTCAAGTTTGATGCACATTTCCTAGATCTCCTACTGTGCGATCTTCCCTGCAAAATCCTAGACACAGCCGTTCTTGTGCATCTCTACGATTCCCGCCTCAAGAAGAGCTTAGAGAAGTCAGAAGAGCACTTCCTTCGCACCGATAGCAAGCGCACTCACGTAGAACTTGCAAAGGGCGAAAGTAAGCTCATGCCCTGGCATTGGGATCTTGAAAACTTAGCTCGTTACTGCGTGAATGATTGCATAGTCACAGAACAACTATCTCAAGTGTTACTTCCCAAGCTAGATATGATGAAGCTCAACAACCTTCTATCCCTGCAGATGAAGTTCCTACGTGTATTGCAAAAGATGGAACGTCGGGGCTTGCTATTGGATAGAGTATTCATGAAGCAAGCAAAGGAAATTCTAAGCAGCAATCTAGCGCATCTAGAAAAGGATCTATATGAAGCATGTGGGAAGGAGTTTAACTGGCGAAGTGGTCCTCAGCTTTCCAAAGCAATCTATGACGATATGGGCATACCAAAACCCGAAAACCCCTTCGCTGACCCTGATGGCGTTGATCGCTCCCGAATGGCTCACGTTAATAAGTATAACAAATACAGAACCAGTAGTTTTATTCTCATGGAGAAAGGTTCACATCCCCTAGGAGGGCTGATCCTTGAGATGCGTGAATGTGCCAAGTTGATTGGCTTTCTGGATGAATACAAGGAGCTAGCTGATGACGACCACATCGTTCATGGAAGTTTTAATATCACTGGTACTAGAACCGGAAGACTTTCCTCCAGTCGTCCTAACTTGCAAAATATACCCTCTAGCCACAGAGCCCGTGAAGACACAGGTGTTTTTAGCGGTGGGGGAGTTAGGCAAGGAGAATACAATCTTCGTCAAGCCATCATTTCCAAGCCAGGATTCAGCCTTGTTTCGATTGACCATAGACAACAAGAAATGCGAATGTTTGGTATCTTGGCTCAAGAACCCGTAATGATGGCTGCGCTTAAGAACCGTGAAGATATCCATCTACGGGTTGCGCTCAGTGTGTGGGGTGATTGCGGTGAGGAAGACAACGCCCTACATCGTGAATGGTCAAAGGCTATTGGCTTCGGACTTATCTATGGCATGACTACGGGTTCATTGCAATATAAGCTCAACAAAACACCCGAAGAAGCACAACGCATCGCACAGCAATACTGGAAGACCTTTCCCCGAATCCAGCCCTGGCTCAACGAGGTAATTAAGAAAGGAACGAAACAAGGCTACATCAGGTATTGGGATGGTAGAATTTGGAAGGAAGATGATCCCTTGAAAATGTACAAGGGAGCTAACGCACAAATTCAGGGAGGAGCAGCAGGTATCATGTCCGTTGCTATTGTGAGAGCTGATAAGGTCGTTACAGCCCAAGATTGGGGCGGCGTTCTAAGCATTGTCCACGATGAAGCTATCTTTGAAATCAGGGACGAGTGCGTAGAAGAAGCTATCCCCGTTCTGCTACGTGTTATGGAAGTAGAAGATATATTTGGTCTTCCGTTCAATGCCGAAGCGAAGGTAGGCAGGAGTTACGGCACGATGGAGAAGGTCAAAGATAAGTTTGATGTAGCCAGTATAGATTGGAAGGTATACTTAGAGAAAGTCCACTCTCCAGTCCTAGAGGTGGCGTAATGCCCTCACTGTCCAGCCTTATTCTCAAGAAACTGTTCACGGGAAATAACTACTATGCTATAGGCAGAAAGCGTCAGGACGACAACGGCAAGTTCCATACCATGTACAATCCTGTTATGGAAGCTCCCAAAGAGACTACGGTAGAAGCTCATCTCTCAGGTGATTACGCGATTGGGGCATATACACTACGGCAAGACAACACCGTTCTCTGGATGTGCTTTGACGTAGATAGTATCGAGCTTTCCAAAGCTAGGGATTTTACACTGAAGCTATCCAATCTCTTGCAAGATATTCCCCACTCTATAGAGTTCTCTGGCGGCAAGGGCTATCATGTATGGATCTTCTTTAGCAAGCCAGCTCCAGCCGAGAACGTAAGAGCCTTAGCTGTGGAGATGCGGGAAGCTATAGGCGCAGACACATCAGGTGATACGCACGTAGAGATCTTTCCCAAGCAAGATAAGCTCACTGATAGCAATCCACTAGGTAATCTAGTCAAAGTACCTTTGGGACTTCACCCCGTAACAGGTGCGAAAAGCGTATTTGTACTTCCCGACGGTGGCTGGGAAGAGGGTATCATACAAGATCCCTTTCGTAGCTTAGAGAAGTTCACAACACTGGAAGACTTTGCTTCCTGCTTACAAGGCTATGAAAATCCGTTTGACGTCATCGTAGCATCTCTATCAGGTTTCTGGGTAGAAGGACAACGGCACGACCTAGCCCTCTTCCTGTCGGGTTGGCTGGCTACAGCAGGATGGGATGAGGAAGACGCTATAAAGGTCATAGAGCAGCTTAATTCTGTAGCTGGCGGTGATCTATACAACCAGAAGCAATGTGTTACGGATACCTACCAGAAGCATCGTGACGGTGGTCAGGTCTTGGGCTTGCAAGCTCTTACAGATAGACTACCTGGTACAATCATCCGCAAGCTGGCTGATGCGATATCCAAGCAAAATGTGACACCCATCATGACCTTGTTGGACAGGATAAGGTTAGGAAAGGGCGTCACCTATCTCAAGAGTCGGAGTGCGGCAACAACAGTCCTATCTTACCTCAGAGAGAAAGGCAGGGTCGTCATAGATACAGCTACAGAAAAGCTCTTCTGGCTAGACAAGACCAGTCATCAGCTTCACAGCATGGAAGATAGCTATTGGGATTCTATCCTCTATAATACCTTTGGTCTTAATACTTCAGATAGCTTCGGGATCTCCACCGCAAAGGGCGTCTACCATAGCGCAAGGGAAAGCGCATCTAAGATCAAGGCTTACAACCGTAGCTATTGGGATGGCGAAAAGCTCTTCATCAACTTAGGTAGTTCCTACAACTATGTAATATCGGGTGAAGATAGCTATGCAGATGTCTGGGGCAACAAGCATCTTAACGGGGAAGAGGATATAGTCTTCCGCAATAGGGACAGCAGTTTACACCTAGATTTAGATGTAGCAAGGGATAAAGGGATTAAGGCATTGAATCCCTGGAACTTTTTAGTGAATGACCTCAGCTTTGGTATCGGTTCTACGGGCGTGAGTCCTGGTCAACAGAAAGAGCTCATCAAGGCTTGGTTCCTAAGTACCTTCTTCCCCGACATCATGCCTACCCGTCCCTTGCTCACCATCATTGCTGATCCTGGTGCTGGCAAGACTACGGCAGCCCGTAGATTCCTATACATACTGGAAGGCCCACACAGTAACGTCAACGGTGTACTGGCAGATAAGCCAGACAGCCTTCGGGCTACGATGGGCGCACACAAGTTCATAGTATTAGATAACCTAGAAAAGAACAAGAGCTATTGGCTCGTAGATATGCTGAACCGCATATCGACAGGAACCCACATTGAACTTCGTAAACTGCACACAACCAACGAAATCCAGAGAATACTTCCTGATTGCTTCGTTATCATCACAGCAACGAGCTTACCATTCGCAGAGGAAAGTCTTTTCACACGGCTCTTACCGATTGAGCTTGCAGCAATCAAGAAGCCAACACCAGAGTATTCCATGCAGAACAAGATCCTCCACAACATTGACGGCATCTGGATGGGAATTCTGGATATGCTCAACAAAACGGTGGCAGAACTTCGTAGGGTTAAGACAGCCCCCGCTCCTACAGAAAGCCGACTTGCTGACTTTACTGTTTTCTGTAGTCGTATTCGGGGGATGCACAATGGGGCGGATGGCGTCATAGATGGCGAGCTGCTGATCAGAGGCCTGGAAATGATGACCAACCGCCAGAAGGTCTTGCTGCACGAATCCAGCCCAATGATAGCTATCCTAGATATATGGCTCAGGGAAGATCAAGTCAAGAGCGACAAACTATCAGAGTCTACGAAGTGGCATACGGCAGGAGAGCTGAACGGGATGTGGCAACAGATAGCGTCAAGGCTACACTACCAATGGATCTGGGAAAGCGGTCAATCCCTGGCTAAACACATCCAAGCTCTGGAACCCAATCTTATCCGTAACTACGGAATGGAAACCGTTCCGGCAACCAACAACGCTCCGAAGAAGTATAGGTTCATACAGAACATGGTAGATTTCAGTGAGCAAGGGGAAGAAGACAAACGTATAGACGAGGCAGAAACTGAAGGCTACACAATAGATCTAGATAGATTCCAGGAGGAATAATGGTCAGCGAAGAAGTACGTGAAGCAATCCTTAAGATGAAAACAGGTGAGTTCAGCATCTTTTTCCGACTTCTCATGCAAGAACTGGAGGTGAGTCGTCATGCGTCGTGCGAGCTACAAACTCTGTTGATTCTGACGGCAGACCCCATCCTATTTGACGTAGTCCTATCCAAAATGCCGAAGGAGAAGGTACATGAGTAAATGGATTCACGGTGTACATGATACAGACGGTAGCAATCTAATGTCAGATGAGCCAGGATGGATCGTAGTCACGGAAGCTATCGGGTGCGATCCCAAAGATCATACAAGCCGTGACTACTCGCAATGGTCAGATAAGGGCTTCAGCATTTTGGTGCGTCTTAACAATGGCTATTCTCCTGCGGGTACGATACCAAGACCAGAGCAATATGATGACTTCGCTACCAGATGCGCCAACTTCGTAGAGGCTAGTAAAGGTATCTACGCTGTGATCATAGGCAACGAGCCAAATCATGCAAATGAGCGTCCTCATGGCTTACCTATCATTCCCACGCAATATGCGAAGTGCTTTAATCTGTGTTACATGAAGATCAAAAATCTTCGCAAGAGCGTCTTAGTCCTCCCTGCTGCCGTCGCTCCGTGGGACGCTACCACAATCTACTCTGGGAATTCTCTAGGAGATTGGGTGATTTACTATATAGATATGTTAGATTCCATCTACATCTGCGATGGCATCACAGTTCATACCTACACTCACGGAGCTGATCCAGCTCTCATCACTGACGCCAAGAAGATGAATCCACCCTTCCAAGATAAGTTCTACAACTTCAGAGCTTACACTGATTTCCTACGAGCTACTCCTACGAGCTTAAAGCATCTACCCGCTTTCATCACAGAAACAGATCAAGTAGAACCCTGGTTAGATGTTAATCGTGGATGGGTTCAGCGAGCGTATGAAGAGATCGCTTTCTGGAACAGCTCTAGGGATCTTCCCAAGATCTATGCTCTATGTCTGTATAGATCCAATGCAGATGACCAGTGGAGCTTCAAAGATAAGAAAGGAGTTCAGAGAGATTTTATGGATGCCGTAGAAGTAGGACACCAGATCCCAGATGGTGGCTTCACACCTCCAATCCAACCACCAGTCCAACCACCCAATCCTGGCCCCACCCCTCCTCCATCTCAGGATAGATATATAGATCCTGATCTTATCCGGAGGGGAGTTACCTTCGCTTTCGCTACCCCTCCGAAGGGTGTAGCCTACTGGAAGATCGTAAGAGCTGAGTGGTATGACGAGGAAGAAGCGGATCAAGCAGGACCAGATCACCATATCTTTGGCACAGTGAAGCAGAGCGGGAAGCAAGTAGCTGGCGTCGTATTTCAGGTGACGTGGCCCTCCGGCAGCACAGAGGTCATATCAAAGAACGAACAACGTCTGGTGAATTATAACTATGACTATCCCATGAGCGCATCCCTGAATGAGTTCACCATCTGGATCAATGATCTAGTCCAGTCTGACTCAGCAGCGGGGATTGGAATGGGGAAGGACGGCAATCCCAGAATTCACACTTCCACAAGGATAGATTGGGAATGGACTATCTCTTCGGGAAGTGAAGAACCCATCACACCACCCATCGTAATCCCACCCACACCCGTTCCCAACGTGAAGTTAGTTCATCCGCTCTCTGGTGCGTGGATCACACAACACTTCTACCAGAATCCAGAAGACTACGCACGATTTGGGTTGATAGGACATAACGGTACGGATCTTGGCGGGAAAGAGCAGAACACACCAGTCTTATCAATTTGTGATGGTGTTGTAGCATTTTCCGGTACGGATGTAGATTACGGGAACTATGTTCGTGTGAAGCACAATCAGGAAGATATGATCTGCTATACGATGTACGCCCATCTTTCAGAGCCTGGCCTCGCTGAGGGTGTAGTCGTAAGAGCTGGAGCGGTGATTGGGAAGTTGGGGATGACAGGAAATGCGACCGGAGTACATCTACACCTAGAAGTTAGATTGATGCGGCGGGATGGTACATATCGTGATGACACCCCCATGTCGAAGGGACGTGTAGATCCTGAGAGCTTCTTCGCTGAGCGTGGGTTGAAGATAGGATGATGATATGATCACATATCTACCCTGGTACGTAGAACTGTGGATTGCCTTCACATTGGGGACGTTGATCTTAATGACAGGATTGTGGATCTCTGAGGTGAGGGCTGGAAGATATGATCCTACTATCTTCGATCTGGAAGGAGATGATGATACTAGACGGGATTTCATCTTCCAACCACCTGACGCTGATTACGGCAACCCAGTCATATCAAATAGGAAGCGCAGCGTATATGATCTTATAGACGCTGGGAAAGATTGAGGGGATGATTAGGATTATGATTGCTGCGGAGATCATGTCGTTGATGGGAGCTGCTGTATTGGGATCTATACTATTGGATTGGTGGGTTCGGGAGAGCAGGATCATATGGTGGAAATCTTGGCTACTCTTCATATTTATGGACGCTTTGATCTTGTATATTCTATGGAGCATCTTGGAGGTAATATGATTGGACACGAAGATATGATTAAATTGATGGAACTAGCTTCTGCGTTTGTGATGATAGCTTCATGGAGGGCGGGAAAGCTACGGCCAGAAGACAAGGAAATCATAGACGCACACGATGCGATTGTATCTGGAGTTGGGGATGCTGATTTCGTGAACCGTGTAGAGATGGCAACGGGAAGGAACATCCGTGACCAGATATCTGTGGAAGGATTGGAAGAGCTAGGTCGTGAAGTTAAGTTACTGAAGATGGGGAATGCGAGGAACTGATGGCGAAGATAGAAGATATGACCTTAGATGAGCGTGAAACGCATCTTAATCTGGGAGCGGGGGATCGACAAGATGGTAAGGATTGGGAGGTGGTAACGGATGATGTAGTTATGATTAGGAAGTTCCAGGGATTGGGGATAGATGGGAAGGAGCTGGAGGTGGGAGGGGCATGGAAGTTTATGATTCCCCAGAACCAGATCACCTTCCGCAAGAAGAGGGTGCTCACGGAAGAGCAACGAGCTGAGCTTTCACGAAGAGCTCGTGAGAACTTCACACGGCAGGACACGGCAAGACCGGAGCTATCTTCGTTCTCGGTGGGGGAGGAGGAGGATGAAGAGTACGTAGAAGAGCAGGAGGATGATGAGGTGATGACCTACGGCGCACCGTAAGATGGGGTGGTAGGTTATTGTGGGGGGTTGTAGCGTGGCGGTAAGCTGTGGCGGGGCCACAATTGCACCCAAACGCCGTGTAGCGTGGGCGTTTGGGTGCGTTGCGGGGCAAAGTAGTGTATACCTACGTGCGGCGCATGTAAACCGCTATAAACAGGGTAAAACTGATAAATTCTGCAAAATATCGAAAAATTTTATTAAAATACAGACTAAATTGGAATATATTATGGCGGGAACGTCGAAAAGTAAAACCAAAAGTTGCGGTTTGGGCAAAATAAGGGAATGAAAGGGATTAAGGTATTGTTTTGTCGAAAATTTTTTCGTAAATATCGGAGATGGGTCGGATCGGCGTAGCGGTTATGTAAAGCTGCGCAAAAATGCCGCAAGTACCTAAGCAAATTGCACCCGCTGCGCAGCAAAAGCTGCACACGCCGCAAACGCACCCGCACGTTTTATACGCCGTGCAGCACCGCTATATGCACCCGCTGCGCACCGTGCGGCGTGTTTAATACACTTTGCACAAGCACGCCGCACGCCGCACCTGTACACAGGCACGCCGTACTGCACAGCGGCGTATACGCACGGCGTGCTGCGCACAAGCACTATGCGCAAAGTGCAGCACGGTATAGTAAGGCAATAAGGTATTGTATGTGCGCAACTTTTTTGCAACTTTTGCTGCAAAAAAAGCAAATAAGGTATTGTAAGGCAAAGTATTACACTTTGTATTATTTGCAGTACCATATACACCTATAACCTACACCAAATAATTATAACCTTTGTATAACCTTATTACCTTACAATGCCTTACTTACACCTAAAAAAGTTGCACAGCATATTACTACACGCAGTACAGCAATACCATACAATACGGTACTGCGCACAAGCTTTGCGCAAAGTGCGTACTATGTGCCTGTGTGCCGTACCTGTGCAGCACCCTATACCATACACACCATACATACACACCATACATACACAAACACACAGCGTATAGCAAACGTATATTGTGCAAAATACTACAATTAACCTATTACCCTATAAAGCACCTAAAAAGCACCCAAAAACACCCTATATACACAGCACCTATACCCTATACCTACACAACACACAAAAGTATGTGTGTATTTATTATAGGTGCAGCACACCACACCACACCACACCAAAAATTGCCAAGTATTGTTGGCAATATGCATACTATACAACACCTATATGCTTTGCCTGTGTATTAAAAGTTGCACCCGCACGCCACACCTATACACCTATAAATACACCCGCAACTTTTGCTGCACCCTAAAAAGCAACTTTTTACAAAAAAGCTGCAACAATAATTGTGCAACTTGGCAATTTTTGGCGCAAAGCTTATACAAAAGCTTGTACAAAGCTTGTAAAAAAGTGCTTTACATAACGCTTTACAGGTGTATTTGCAACTTGGTTTGCCGTAAAGCTAAAATAGCTTAAAACTTTTGCGCAATTGTAAGCTTTTGTTAACATATGCACTTATATACTATGTATAGGTGTGCTTAGTTGTACCGCACTTTAAGTAACACACCGCACCACCACACACCGCACAGTACCGTACAGCACCCGCTGTATGGCGCACTGTACCGCTACGCCGCACAGCGTACCGTACAGCGTAGTGTGTAGTGCATAAATAGTACACGTTACAAAAATGGCGTGTAGTTGCGGGTGTATTGCACCTTAACAAATAAATAGCTTTGCAAACTATGTGCGTTAAAGCACACAGTGCCTTGTTAAACTAAGTACAAGCTGTTATGTACGCCGCTGCAATACCAAGCTGCACGGCGTAAGCTATTACCAAGCACAGCACGCAGCACACACCGTAACGGGTGCGTGCAATTGCGTGTAACGTAGCGGTGTAAGTGCGGCGTACAGTAAAACTGTACAGCACCCGCACCCGCAAACAAAGTGCCTTAAAATACAGCGTTATAAAACCTAATGCGTAAAGTGCAGCGGTGCGTGCCTGTTTGGTACACAGGCACACCACACCGCACCCGCACGCACGCACACCACACCAAACACGTACCAAGTAAGCCATACGGTATAAACGCAATTGCAGCAAAGTTGCAGCGGCGTGCAGGTGTAGTGCAGCGGCGTGCGGTGTATGGTATGCACACCAAGCTTAAAACACAGTGCAGGTGTAGTAATACACCTTAAAATAGTTGCAACTAAGTAAGCACCACACAGCTATATAAATACACGCTGTGCGGTGCTGCACAAGTTGCGCACCATTGCGTGCTTTACAGCGTGCCTGTATAGTGCCTGTGCATAACCTGCACCGCACTATACCGCACGCTGTAATAGCAAAGGTGCGCACGGTAATTGCAGCGGTATGCTATACGCAAAATTACAGCGGTGTTACACGCTGTACGTGCGGCGTAAATTATGTGTACAGCTAAGTGCAAAACACGCAGGTACAGGTATACGTTACGTTACAACACACATTAATTTTTAGTGCGCAAAGCTATTTTAGGTTTTAACCTGCACCCGTGCAGGTACGCATACAATAAGGTTATGCGTATAAAGCACGGTGCATAGTTTGCACACCGCACCATACCGTGCGGCGTAGGCAAACACAGTACCTTATACGGTGTGCCTTACAGTACACCGTATAAGGTGCGCAGCACGGCGTGCTTATATATAAACGCACGCCGTGCTGCAAAGCACCATACACAGCACAGCACAGCACCCGTTATAGCTATTGTAAAGCACCGCACTGTGCGGTGTTTTTAGTACCTATAACACCATAGCAAAGGCAAAGCAAAACAGTATGCAAAACACACGCCGCACCACACAGTACACACGCACCCGCACGGTACGCCGCACCACACAGTACACGCAGTACAGCACCATAAATAAAACTACGCTGCACACGCAGCACAGCGTGCTGCACCTGCACACGCCGCTGTATGGCAAAGTACAGGCACACCAAACACGGCGTGCCTTGCACGGTGCTGTACGCACACCACGCACACCTGTATGCACCCGCTGCGCAGCACACGCACGCTTTTGTGCGTGCTTTGCGTGCAGTACTTGCGCACGCTGCACCCGCACCATTGCACCGCTGCAAATAGTTGTAAACAGCTATAGTTGGTTTGTGCCTGTGCAGCGGCGTACCGTAAAGCACAGCACGCCGCTGCAATACGTGCAGCACCCGCTGCAAAGCACCACACAACACCCGCTGCACAAGTATTTATAGCGGGTGCTGCGCAATGGCAAAGCAAAACGCAAACCAAGCACGCACGCTGCGCAAACAGCGTGCAGCACGCCGTGCTGCACCCGCACCCGCACAAGCACCTATACCACACCGTGCAGCGGGTGCAGCAAAGGCACGCAGCAAAGCAAAGCAAGCACAGGCACGCTTTTTAGCAAAGCAAGCACGGTACGCCGCAAGTAAAAAAGCGTACCTACGTGCGCAGGCACTTACTATGCACGCACCCGCTACACCGCACAGTAAAAAGGCACGCAGCACCGCACCACGCATTAAAACAGGCAAACTAAACTTAGCTTTGCTGCAATACACGCACCTGCAATGGGCAATAGGTGCTGCACGGTACACACACACACCGCACACCATTGCAGCATACCAAGTTGCTTATAACAGCACCACACAAACAGCTTGGTTTTACGCACCCGCACGCAGCGGTAAACAGGCACACCATTTTAACGTGTACTTAGGTGCAAATAGCTTTACGCCGCACCTGCACAATTACACGTTTGTAAAGTGGTTAAAACTTTTTTAACAGCACCACACCACACCATACAGCAAAGGCAAACACACTATGTTTAGGTACAGTACACGCCGTAACACGTACACCACACCGCAAACACGCCGCACTACACGCACAGCGGCGTACACAGCACGCCGCACCACACAGCACGCCGTGCCTTTAATATGTAAGGCACACCATGTACACGTACCGTACACGTACCGCTACACGCTTACAGGCACGCACTAAGCACCCGCTGCACGTAGTTGTATATAAGCATACCAAGCACGCCGCACGCACCCGTGCGGTACTGTTTGGTGTGCCTGTTATGCAATAAACGTATTGCATTAAAACGCTGCACCACGCAGCACAAAACACCATACAGCAAAGGTTAAAATACAATGCCTACCCAAAACAACACCCGCACCGCAAACAGCACCCGCACAGGCACGCAGCACGCCGCACCCGCACCCGCACAGGCAAAGGCACAAGCTGCACCCGCTGCGCAGGTACAGGTACAAGCTGCACCCGCACCCGCTGCGCAAAACACAGCACCTATTGCAGCTTTGCAAAATAACGCATTAGGGCAATACGCACTGTACGCACAGGCACAAGCACAAAAGCAAGCACAGCACGCCGCACAAGTTGCAAACGCAACTTACACGCTTGTAAAACCAAGTAAAGCAACTTTGCAGCGTACACCCGCAAAAGGCAATACACAGGCACAAACTAATGCGCAGTACGCCGCTGCAATTATGCTGCAACTTGTACCATTAGTTGCGGGTGCAGGTTTAACACCTGCGCAGCACGCACAGGTGCAGCACGCTTTGCTGCAAAGCATACACACGCTGCAAACTAGTGCAGGTATTGCACCCGCAAAACAAGCTGTGTTACAGGTGCTTGGTAAGTAACGCACCACGCAGCACCACGCAGCACAAACAGGCACGCCGCACACAGCGGCGTGCCTTTTTTTGTGCCTACGCTGCACAGTATACGCATATGCGCATATACAGCACCACACAGCACCCGCACGGCGTGGTGCGCAGCACAGGCACACACAGCACACCGCTGCACCCGCACAGGCACGCCGTAACGCACCGTGCGCAGCACAACACCCGCTACACCGCACCCGCTACACGCTGCGCAGCGGTACACCACACCACGCAGCACAGCACCCGCACCGTATATGCGCATATACCTACTATACACACCTGCGCACCTGCGCATATACCTACTATACGCATATACCTACTATACGCATATAGCTATTATGCGCACCTGCACCGCTGCACCCGCACGCACCCGCACCCGCTGCGTGCGCAGCACACCACGCCAAAGCAATCCGATGGACAGATCAGAGCTTTGTGGCTGCCGTAGCTTGCCGCCAGATCAGACCAAAACCTACGCCAGATGGGAAGTAAAAACCCCGCCAGATCAGAGCTTTGCCCCACAATTTTGCTACAAAATCCCAAACAATTTTGTGGTAAAATTGTAGTGCAAATCAATCGGACAGACCAAGCTAAACCAAAATCAGAAAGGCACTAAAATGCAACAAGAAGCGCAACCCACGCCAGAGCGGAACTACAACACACTTTCAGATGGTACAAAAGGTGTGTTAGAGGAATTCCGAGACGAGGTATATGAAACTCATGGCATGGTAAATCGCAAGTACAATATCATGGTAAACTTGTTTTACCATATGATGTACGAACTTACACTTGCGATTGATCCGACAGATGCGGGTTGGGAAGAGGAAGACGAGTTCATAGCAATACACAATAAGATTGCAGAACTTCTTAACTACCAACGCCCCTACCCATCTGAAGACTAAGCGTTAATAATCACAAGCTACGGCACAGCACACTATGATCAGAGTGGTGTGCCGTATGTTGTGCGGATTAACAGCACACCAACAATCATACCTACCAAAGTTCAGAAAGGCTACTACAATGTACCAAGATTTATGGGTTGCAACAGATGGGATCACCACTGTGCGCTTTTCAGACCGCCAAAGTGCAATAATCTACTGCGCTGAAACGGGATGGGATGAGCAAGCCCTTTACATCATCCGAACGCAAGTTACGGTAGATGCAGATGGCGCAATCATACCAGATGTATGGCGCAGTAGGATGGACCCAGATGTGGATTGCGAGAACGCTGGCACATGGACAGATGACCATCTTGTGTTCATACCGCCAGCGCACAGCATGACCGACCCGCAAGACCAATCGATAGATGATGAGCCAGTAACAATTAATCCTAGTTACTTGCACAAGATTGGCACAGCATCAGAACGGTTAGGTTGGAATTTCAGAGACCTGGCGGCACGCACAACTGAAATTCAGATGCAGGTTTTTACCTACCTACAAGATTGTGATGCAAAGAATAAGAAACCCGTACTACAAGAAATTGAGAAAATCGTAGGGGTGTACGCCAACTAATCTGAAGCACTAGCACATAGTACGGCACACCCATCCCATGCAAGATATAGGATGGGTGGGCCGTACCAATGTACAGATTAGTACAGCAACCACAATCATAAGTAAGAAAGGCGAAAAAAATGCCAACTCCGAGCAAGCGTAAACAGATTGCTGAAATTCTGAAACAGCATTACGGCAATCAAGTAGATACGCCCAATCCGAAGCAACAGGCAAACTACGAAGCGCACAAAGCTGCATCAGAATTCTCTCACGGCTTTTACCAAGATTGGGATTATCTGGTCGGAATGTACGCTGGCTACTACGTGATACGTGTAGCAAGAGATGTTCGGACAGATCAAGATGCACGAGAAAATGAATTCGTAGCATTCAGATTGTATTACGGCATCTTTTCCTTCACAAATGAAAATGGGACTTTCAAAATCCCAACTCATTCTAGCGGCGTAGGCGGTAAAACGCTAGAAGATTGCTTAAATGCAATCTGCTACCAGATTGGCTATAACGCAGCCTATCGTAGTGGTAACTTAGGATTGTGGCAGCGCAGATTGCCCGCCCACCTCCGACAGGAACCGCAACAACAACATCCCTACTCAATTTCAGAAAGGTTTTAATCTTATGAATTACGTATTGCAATGGTCAGCAACGGGAGAAGGATTCCCAGAAGTGGAAACCTTCACAAAGTTGTTGCCAGCTCTCATAAGATTGCAGCAACTTGCAAATGAGTCAGATGGTGTAACTTTCGTAGCCGATATATACTTAGATACGCAAGACCATGATGGGCAGATACACGAGATCGTATTTTTCAATCTCAGTCAGGGCTTCCAATTCGAAGAGCAGATAGCAGACTTCATACAGTATGTAGGCTAGATTAAGATACTTGTGCGGGGTACGGCAAGAAAAGACTATCATGACTATCCTTGCTTGCCGTATCCACTAGCGTAAAGTCGCTGGATCCTACGGGATGGCACTATCTTAACAGTTCTCAGAAAGGAACTACAATGGCAGAAAAGTATATCCTGCTCTCCACAACCAACGGCAAAGAGCCTAAGATGTGGGAACATGGCGCACAAGCCCGTCTGAAGACATATATGGATGGGATGGTGCGTGGGCTTCTGATGGCTGGCTACAAAGAACATATTGGCTTCAGAGGCGCAAGGGTTATGAAAAAGGATGACATTACCATTGAAATCTCTATGATGACCTTAACAGAATGGAAGGAACTTTAATCATGGAATTCGTACTTCTAGCAATCGTGTTCGTACTTTGCCTGTATCTTGCAGGTAAAATCAACAACTAACCAAGCTCAGAAAAGCCAATCATGAAAATCACAAATGTAGATGACCTGTATCAAGGTCAGACGTTGTACAGCACGCAAACGATGGGAAGCGACCGCCGCCCTCATCGTGCCAAGATTACAAGTATGCGCTACGTGAGATCACAAGGACAGATCGTGATCACACTAAAACATGGTCTGTACACTTGGATCAGGGTTCCTGAAAGCGATCTAGCGGAATGGGATACGAGTGAGAATGATGCTCTTGCTGCCGTAGCTTTGCTACAGAGCAAGAAACTAGAGCGCAAAGCTAGATTGCTGATGCAGAGCGCACTACAAAACAGATAAGACGCAAGTTGCAATCGAGATCCTAAAATCACAATGTTGCTTTTAGGATTTCGGGTGCAGATTGCTGCGCTAAAAATCACTACCAGATCAAGAAAGGTCTAAATCATGTCTATCTCCAAGAGCGGTATCATCGCAACGTCCATCAAGAACGAACAAACCTATCAAGAGGAGAAGCGTCAAGATTGGATGTTCACCAAGAAGGTGCTGCGTACTTTCCTGGAGGATCTGTTCCCCGAAGGCACGACAATCTACTGCGGAAGCGGTAGCATCACAATTCGTGTTCCCTGGGGCATCAGCAATCTTCAGCAAGCACGCAAGGCGATGGGATCGGGTTGGAAGTTCTCATCTAACTACACAAGTGCAGATGGGACGCTAACCAAGAGCTATCACAAGTACGATGATGGGACGGACACGTTGGAATACGATATGAATAGCTACGTGCGACGTTCATACGTTGGCTTGTCGCTCATCATGGATGCAGGTAAGTTGGATCCTGATACCTGCAAGCGCATCGAGGTTGGTGAAAAGACCTATACGCAGAAGATTTACCAAATTATCTGCGAGGATGGTGTCAAGGAGATGCTCGGCAAGGCAGAAATCATGGATGATCCTTCCGGCGCAGTAGAATTAGCATCCTAAGATAGCATAGCAGAGAGCATCAGCAATCCCCCTGCTGATGTAATGCGCCCATCACCTGATGGCTGGCCTCAAGTCCAGATTGCATTAAAATCTAATCCCAGAAAGGGTTAAATCATGGAATCGCCAAAAGTTAGCGTTAAGATCGGGGGATGCTTCATCTTCTTTCTGATCGCAAGTGTCTTCCTCATGTTAGTATTTCTCACAATTTTGTGGAGCTAATCATGAAAAAGACCTTCAAAGCCAACAAAGGGCCAGGAAAGCGAGCTACGCTTTGCATTGAAGAGCGGTCTTACAAGACCAAAGCAGATCGCAGACGTGCTATGACCATCTTGGATCGCTACTGGCGCAAGCGTGGATTGGCTACCATCACAATCTTTACGCTAGGCAACGATGATGACGGCAACCCACGCCTCTATATGGCGAGATGCTGGACACGGGAAGAGCTGGCTTCTGCCGGACTCACACCTGAGGATGTTAACTATTCTAATATCATGTACAATTGGAGATCACAGTGAAGAATTTCGAAGATTGGGGTTCAGAACCCTCACCAGAAGCAGTACAAGAGCAAGACTTTGCGATGCTACGCCATCTTCGCGAGGAGGTAGCAGAAGCATACGCCTTCATCTTCTTGCCAGAATGGGAATCCCATAAGCATATAGATTGGCGCATCGAGCGTCTTCTTAACCTGCTATGCTATGGGATCAGCCTTCAGCTCCAAGATTTTGAGGGTTGGGAAGAAACGCAGCAGACCATCCAAGAGTTCAACGATCTGTTCCCATCACAATCTTAGCAGAGTCCGGCAAGCCCCTCCAATCCTATTGGACGGGTTTGCCGTAATGCCCTCTCTGTGGTACAATGGGTATCACAGAGACTCGTGACAAGGCGAGCAAAGCACAGTCATACCGTTTCCAGAAAGGAACAATATGTCAGACCCGAAGGTAGTGAAGGTGCATGATGCCTTCAAGAAGATGAGCGATGAAGAGCTGAAGGAATACTTCAAGCAGAAGCTCAGCATGGATCCAAAGTGGGCTAGACGTGCCTTGCAAGCTCTTTATGATGAGCAGACGCAAGCAGAACGTGATGACCCACTTAACATCCATGAAAGCAATGGTCGTGGCTTCAGTCCAGCAGATCAAGAATTCCTCACATCTCTGGCACGGCAAGCACAGACAGGATCATTGAGCATGAAGCAATTGGGTTGGCTCTATCAGTTGCTTCCTAAGTACGCTGGTCAGCTTGTGAAGTTCACCCGTGAAAATGAAAAGCTAGAACCTAGCTTCACTTTCATCACTTACTTCGCAAGGGTGAGCTTGAGCAACGCACGTAAGGAACTCACAGCCCTGACGGGTGAACTAGATCTTGATCCTCGCTTCATGCCTCGCAGCATCGTAGTACGTAGTCCAGAGGGTGATGAAGAGAGCAAGATGTACTTCACGATGCACGAGACTGTGACGTTCGAGGGGTTGCCGTCAGCTTTCATCTACAATTCCAGTCAAGAGAAGAACAAGCTCTGGAAGTTGATCATCACAGTGGGTGAGCCAGATGCTCTCCCAGAATGGGCGGAAGATCTAAATAAGATGCTAACTCAGAAAGGCAGGAAGAAAAGTGGATGAAGAGTACGAAGTTACAATCCTCTCAGAAAGAGATGATAGCCATGAGGCTATCTTCTCTGGGAACTACCGTGAATGTCACATCTTCATGGATGGTTACTTCCTATCTATGCTCACGCATACGCATTACACGATTAACGAGCGTGATCTTAAAGCAGATTACCTAAAGCTCCGCTCACCACTAATCAGCGAACCACCTATCGTTCTGGAGATCATTAAGAAGCCACCTCCAGATGTACAGTTTCGCTTCAACGATGGTCTAGCGTTCTAGTGTAGTTCCATGTAGATCTTATCAGAACATCCCCGATGCTGATAGGATTTATCATGGAGATATGCTCCATGAACAACCCGTATTGATTTCAGAAAGGAATCACAAAATGGCTCACAACATCTTCAACGATCGCTTCTACTCTCTGCGAGCTCCTGCTTGGCATGGTCTAGGACAGATCGGGGAAAACGAGCAGACGGCAACAGAGATCTTCAACACGATGACACCGTACATCGTAACTCTGGAGCCAGTGTTCACTAAGATCGGGAACCTGAAGTTGGAACTCCCGAACAAGGTCATCACTCGTCACCCGATCCCCGATGACAATGCCTATCGTAGCTTTGGGATTGTGGGGCCGGACTACACAATTGTAGATCCGCTCCGCACTTGCGAAATCTATGATGAAGCAACGCAACGTCCAGTAGAAACGCTCGGTGTTCTGGGGCAAGGTGAATCTTTGTTTATCACCACGAAGCTACCATCCTTCGCTGTAACATCTACGCGAAGAGGCTTCCAAGTAGATGACGTAGATAGCTACCTTCTTCTGCACAGCCCTTACGGTGATGGTGCGATCCAAGTTCGGGTCACGCCCATCCGTGTGGTCTGCCAGAATACGCTCATCGCTGCGAAAGCGGCAAGCACCGAGAGCTTCCGTATCATTCACGATCAGCATGTGGAAGAGCGGATGGCTGGCTGGATGACAGGGATCGTAGAGCGTGCGATACGGAAGAGTGAGGGTCTTGCCGCAGCTTTCAACCTGATGGCAGATGTAGATATCGATGATGAGCAAGCAGAAAATGCGCTCAAGACTATCTACGTTGATCCCCGCAAGCCTTCCTACGTGCCAGAGCAGAGCGTGATGGAGCGACGTGAAAAGGCTTATGAAGCCACCGTAGCTCAGAACGTTAAGTTCCGAGAGAATGTCTTGGAACTCTGGAACGGCAGAGGGACTGGCATGGATCAGGAAATCTGCAAGGGTACTGTCTGGGGATTGTACAATGCGACGGTAGAATGGGAAGATTATCGCCCAACGTCACAGGATGACAGTCGTCAGTACAATGTACTCTTCGGTGATCGGGCCAATCGTAAGGAAGCGGCTTACGCTCAGCTCATCCAGTTTGCAGAAGAAGCTCAGCGATAATGACAACCAGATATATGTTGGTTGCCGTATTCGAGAGCGAGAAGTTCCCCATAGATGTCTATGATACTAAGAAAGAAGCTGAACAAGAAATGCACATGGAGCAGCTTCGCATAGACAACGATGAGTACGGGGAGGATGGACACGGCACGACCCTCATCATCGATGAGATTGACGTTCCGGAGATTACGCTCTAATGCCCATCCACTACATGTTGATTGCCGTGAACGATGGTGATCGCTTCATCATTGACTTCTTCACGACGAAGAAAGCGGCAGAAGAGGAAATGTGGAATGTACATCGTGAGATCGATTCTGGTGTACATGGTGAAGTAGCAGATAAATCTACTATCATTATCGAGGAGTTGGAAATTGAAGACTTGGAGGACAACAGTGGAACGCAAGAAAGTGAAGCCAGTGAAGCATAAGTTCATAGTAGCTTGGGGGAAGTACGTAGATTCCAAGAGCTACTACATCCAGGATCAGCTAGAATTGGCTGAGAAGGATAATGCGCCAGAAACAGCACTATCACGTCGCCCCGATGGGACGTGGCGCACTATCAACGATATCGAGGACGAAGGTCTTCGCCAGACTTTAATTGAAGTCTCTAGGTACGTGAAGTAAGATTCAATTGGCTATTGTAGGTAGGCTATACGCTTACCTACAATAGCCAAAATCGACCCTATACCCAACGTATTACCCTACGTTTAGCCAAGCAAAAGTCATTTATGTACTTACCTACGCAAAAGATTTTTGCTTGCTTAAACATAGGGTAAAACCCTATAAACAATCTTGTACAACCTTTGTATATGGTTCACATTTCCCAGAAAGGAAAGCCAATGAAGCTACTGAAAGACACGTGGGTTCCCATGTTCCAGCACGTAAGAGAGCTGGAGAAGAGCTTGGGAAAACGATTTGATATGAATCTATCACGGCAAGAAGCAGCTATGGAAGCAGATTACCGAGCTGCTGAGGTCTTGATGACCATCTCAGAAACAATCGTAATCCCAAGTGGCGTTATCATGGATCTAATCCACAACCTAAAGAGTATAGATACAAAGGGATGGATTAGCTTGCCGTATCCTTACGTGACCATCCAGTTCACACAACCAATCTTAGAAACAGATTTTATGCCACATGAGGAAGTAAATGATCTCATGCGAGATAAGATCATAGAGCGAGATCGGGTAGTAGGTGTGATCTTGGGGAACGCAAGACAGGATACAAAATACTTCCCACCGATGCACGTCTTCAACATGATGAACTGCTGTGTCCTCTTTGAGAGCACATCTGTAAATCGTGTAGCGTGGGAGGGAACGGCAGAAGCAGCTAAGATCTCATGGGATAGGGCTTCCTTCTCGCAGAAGGAGATCCCACCTGGCGCATTTGAAAACAAGATGCGTATGATCCACATCTGCTATGCTATCAATCTGTTTCTTAATGCACCCAACGTGACGGTAGTGAAGCAACGGCAAGACCCTAAAGTCCAGCGCAAGCGGGAAGCGAAGGGGAAGGCCAAGCTCCCAGAGTATCATACAGTCGTCATCGAGAAGGTGCAAGTGAAGTACACTTCCCAGATCAAGGGGAGCGGCACACCACATGGACGTCTATATCCTGTGCGTGGTCACTTCCGTAAGTACAAACATCTGGAGAAGCCAGTCTGGGTTCCAAACCACTTCCGAGGTTTAGCTCACGCACAAGATGGATTTACGCCATCTGTGTATAAGATCAAGGAAGACTAGTCTAGATAACGTCGATTCATCACAAGCGTATATGGTATTTGCGCTTGTACCGGATCGATGCTATAATAATCGTGCAGGAATTTACCACACCCAGTTCCAAGAAAGGAACACAAAATGTCAGACCCAATGGAAGCAACAGTAGAACAAACTTTGGCAGATCAAATCTCCGCACTCGTTGAGGAGAAAGATTTGGAAGGGGAGTACGTCACCGTTCGCTTTGCCTCGAAAGCCTTGAAGGTAAAGCTCACGGAGATCAAAGACAATCTTCCTGCCGGAGCTAAGTTGCTACCGTCCAAGAGTGGCAATTTGCAAGACAGCCAGATTCAGCTTCATGCGATTGATGAGGATGAACAGGCTGAGCAAGATGCTGAAGACGTAGAAGTCATTCAGAAAATGCTACCTAAGCGTGAAAGGAAGAAGAAAGTGGAAAAGGAAGCTGTAGTGAAAGAGCCAGTGTATCAGCTGGACGAAGAGGGGAATCAAGTTCTGGACGAGGCAGGGAATCCCATCCCCGTTCCGGAAGAGGAATCCGGCCCCACAGTCATCTGTGCAATCTGCGGGAATCCAGTCCGGCGCAACACAATCGTACGGAAGGGTATCTGCCCTCTGTGCTTCCGTCAGCTCGCCAAGAACACAGGGATTACGGCAGCCAAGCTAGAAGCCATGAGCGATGAGGACTTTGAAGCTACGCTCGGTGAAGAGCTTGGGCGTCGTCGCTCGCTGGAAGAGTACAAGGTGAGCCGCACCCTCAGCGCAGAGCAATACAAGGAAATGGCAGATAACTTGCTTCCTGTTAAGGATGTGTTTGCCGCAGCGAAGGAAGCAGGGTATGGGCCAGGACGAGTTGCTCAAGCGATGGGTGGTGATCGCTTCCGGCACGAACCTCTGGGTGGATTTGGTAGCGTGTGGACGCCCTACTTCGCAGGAGCACGTAAGGGATGGTACTTCGATAAGGACATCCTGAACCACTTCGATGATCTGGCAAAGCCAGTCAAGGAGAAGCCAGCTAAGAAGGCTTCTTCCGGCAAGACAGCAGGGGTGGGCCGGAAGGGTGCAAGGGGAGCCGCTATGACGCCAGTAGTTGAGGGTGATACGGAACCCACGCAGGAAATGGAATCCACAGAAGCATCTAGCTTCTACGGTGAAGAGGACCCAGCTGAGGAAACCATCTAGGATTCACGCCTAAGAGAGTAGTCCCTAGATGAAAATCTAGGGACTTTCTTTTATACCTAGAGAGCATCTTATGCGACGTCGAACGAGAGTGACGATAGTCAGCACCAGG